TAGTTGCGCCCTTCTCAACCCTTGTGCCTTGACGGTCTTCAACCAGTTTATTAACGGCGGCCTTTTGAGTTTGAGTCAAGCTGCCAAAATTCGCGTTGTATAACTCCTGCGCAGCAGCTTCTCTATCCGTGCCGTAAGAAACCTCTTTTTCAGGTTTTTGCTCTTCAATGCGAATTGCATCGTTTACAGACTTTCGTTCGGCAGGCGATATCTCTGCATAGGGCCTATTAAATAGCTCAAACGACTTAGTCTCTACTTTCTCACCAAACTTTGGTGTGCCGTCCGCCTGCGGCAGCCCCGCTAACGTGTCGTCAATCAAGCGCAGCGCTTCTGCGCGGTCCGGCGCATCGGCAGGCAATGCTTCTATTGTGCGACGTTGTTGCAACAACTGAGCGCGAGCGTTCGCAATCCGAAGTTTTTCTGGTTCGGACGCCGCCGCGCCCGCACGCATACGCTGCTGCTGCAACGCTAGTTCGCTCTGCGCCTTTCGCGCGTAATCGGCCAACGTCAGCGCACCTTGTTGGTCGCCCACCTCGGCAAGTTGTTGCGCGGCGTTTAGGATTGACTCAGGGTTCGACGGATCGACACCTTGCATGACAGACTGACGCGCGCTGATGATCTTTAGCTGCGGGTCTTGTATGCCAAGCGCGCCACCTAACGCGCCGCCCAAACGGCGACCGGCCAAATTCGCGCCATAGGTTACGCGTTCGTATGGGTTCAAGTTAGCGTACTGCGCCGCCTGCTGCTGCATCAACGCGTCTTGCTGCTGTTGATACAGCTCTGGCGATGCAAACAGACCTAAGATTTCGCTTGCCATTGTCGGCTCCTAATTAATTAACTTATGGACCCATGTAGTTAGGGTCAAGGTACCCGGCTTGGCTTGCTGACCATTGGCCTAAGTTGTACCGGTCTTGCGGCCTCAAGTTATAGCTACTAAATAGATTACCTAGCCCAGACATTAGCCGGTCGTTAGACCCAAGCCCTTGCAAGAACGACGCGGTCGGGTTCAGCATGTTTGCCTGCTCCATAGTGCGGGCTGCACCCATGCCGCCGCCGTACAGGAACTGACCGACGTTGCCGCCTGCGGTTGCCGAGCGTCCGCCCAACTGCGCGCCGATATCCAACGGACGCAGCGCAAGGTCTTCCAACGAAGAAATACCCCCAACTGTCGTCATGAACGGCGACAACGCGCCGGTGACGCCCGACTCATACTGACCAAGCAGGCCCGCGCCGGTGTTGAACAGGCTGGTGCCAAAAGCGTACTGCTCTTGGCCACGCTTCTGCGCTTCTGCCGACAATGCCGCGTCCTGTTGCGCCAACGCGTTGTAATACGCTTCCATTTCAGGGTTAGCCGCAGCCAAACCCGCGCCGCCGCCAGGGCGCTCGCCGGTTGCACCAATTGACAAGCCTGTGCGGCCGGTATTAAACAGATTGGTACGCACGCCGGCCAATTGACGCTCGCGTGTCGGTGCCAGCAAGTCCATCTGGCTGGCCATGTATTTCTCGGCGACTTCTTTCGGCGACTCGCGCAAGTAACTTTCGCCCAAGTCCATGATCGATCTGCCGGCCATGCGCAGCGGCTCGTAGTATTGCGACGCCGCTTCGGCCTCACTCAACCGTTGACCTGTCAACGCCTCTAGCCGGCGTTGGTAGTCCTCCAGCATCGGCGAACGGATGTAGCCAGCACTAGTCAGCCGACCGTTTTCATCAAACCCAAACGTACTGCCGCCAAACCGCGTCGTTATGCCGACCGGCCTAAAGCGCGCCTCTTCAGCAGCTAGACGTGCAGCGGCAAGTTGCGCGTCGGCGCTTGTCCCGGCCGCGTCAGTAATGGCGCCCGCTTGCATAGAGCTGCCTAACAGGCCAAGGCCACCCCCTATGACTGCTGCGAAAATAGGCATTTCAATTTCCTCCGATTAGTACATCGTCCACTTTTGACGGGTCTTTTTCGTCAGTGGCGTGTATGCAATACCAAACACAATCCGTAACGGCCTTAACGCCATGCACTACGCCAGATTTAATTTCGATACACGCTGGCGCGCGAACAATATCTACAGAATCCCCGATCATCACTGCGACCATGCCTTCCGCCAAAATAGACAAGTGGCTAAAGTCATGCGTATGCTTGAGAATCGCCGTGCCTTCTGGCACACGTATTTCTTTAGCGTACAGCCCGTCAGAAAAGTGATGCGTAATCATTGCGCTTCCAATGCTTCAATCCGTGCAACCGCTTCTTGCAACGCGGCGACCAACAGCGGCACCAACTTCGCCTGGTCAATCGCCTGCGGCTTAATTGATCCGTCCGCTTTCACGGCGTCCTTCTCACCGACGATGGCCTCCGGCACCACAGGCGACACTTCATGCGCCAAGAAACCATCAACGGCCGGCGCGTCGGGCGCTGCAATCCACTTGAATCGATACGGCGACAACTCTTTAAGTCGCGTGATCGCATTGGATAGTGGCACGACGTCCGTCTTCAGACGATAGTCGGATGACGTGTTGTACGACGTTGATGAGCCGCTAGTGGTAATCGAACCAACGTCAGACAGCGTGCCAGTGGCCGCAGATGTACTGGACTTCTGGAACAGTACCAGTTGCGTGATGCCAGACCCAACGACGTTAGCTTGCGCCCACCCGCTGGAGTTGTTATTGAAGAATACAGCGCCTGGGTTAGTCGAGTTCTGCTGGCAAAACAAATTCCATCCGGCGGCCGGGTTAGTAGTACCCACGCCGATCGTGCCGGTAAACGTCTTCTCGCCCGACACCGTTTGCGCGGTGTCCGTCGTTTGTGCAGTAGATGGTAGGCGGCTTGCGTTTAATGTGCCGCTGGAAATATTGCCCGCGTTAAGAGACGTCAACGATGCGCCAGAGCCCGAGAAGCCTGTCGCGGTAATCGTGCCTGAAGCAATAGTGACCGCAGAGTTGTTCGCAAGCAGCGTACCGTCAGTATTTCCAAACGTAGCAATCGCACCGTTAGTGGAGCTGGCCGGGCCAACGACGTTGCCCGCGCCCGACGCAGAGCTGTCTGCTTTCGTAGCAATCGCGATCGCGAGGTTGTTGAACTCGGTGTCAATCTCCGTACCCTTGACGATCTTGCCAGGGTTACCCGTTGGCAGCGAATCTTTAGCGGCAAAGTCGGTCGATTTAGTGTAATTGCTCACGGTAACCCCTTTAACTTACGCGGCCGTTCTTGGCCTGAATTTCAATTTTCTGGATAGACAACGGATAGCCGTTAATGTCAGCTTCGTAGCCTGTCTGCACAATCTTGCCCGACCCACTACCTTGGCCATACAAAGTCTGAAGCGCTACGCCGCCCGCGTACTCGGCGATGTTGTACTCGGCGATGCCGTACTCGTAGGTGTTCTGCGAGGGAATCTGTATATTTTGCGACAGATAGTTTTCGCTGAAGTCAAAGCCCCACTTCAGCGTGAGAAACTGATTTGAGCCGCCGATCACCACCACACTAACGCGCTTCAAAATGGAGGTGATGTTTTGATCACCCAAATCCGCGTGGTTTGTAAAATAAGAAAAACGATAAGTAGTCGTGTCATCCAGATACCCACCGTATTGACCGATGTAGCCAACTTGGCCAATCAGCAGCGTGCCATCTCGTTTAGACAGCAACGATGTGGGTTCAATATGGTCCCACTCGGTAGCGCGTAGCGACCCGTCTTGCAAAGGCGCGCGGGTATCAAATACAAACGCGCGGCCGGAGGTCTGGAACGTAACCACATAGAACGCGTTAACTTCTGAGTACACTGCCTTGATAGCCGAACTTACTTCACCTAACGCCACGGCCATCAAATCGCTTCGGACGTTTTTGCTCAAGTCGTTAAACGGTGCGGACTTCTCTTGAATCGTTCTAGAGATAGACCGCACACCACTGTTCGACAGGAACACCACGTCGGTATTGGTGTTCTGGATCGAGTCGCGCGCGATGCAACCAATACCGCCCACCGTGTCGTACAGCGACATCGTCGATGGCGAGTTGGCGCCTTGGTAGACCAATATCTGGCGTTTACCAAAGATAAACAGGAAGTTGTTATGCGCAGCGAGTCCCGTAATTTCATCCGGCCCGTTTGGCCAGACCGTATTCACGTTCAGGCTGCCCGCCGTGCCGGTACTCCAGATGTGGCCCGACAACAGGTCAGAGAAATACACCGTCGACTTGTTGGTTGCGGTGTTAGCGGTCCACAAACGCCCGTAAGCCGAGATGCAAATGTCGGCGACCTGCACGGTCGATACGTAGCCGGTCTTTTCACTAACGCGGCGATACGTCGTTGTGCTGACGGCCGGATCGTAAATCAACGGATCGTGGCCGATCTGGAAAAAGTACGTGATACCGCTCAACGACGCGCAATGCCAATTGCTTGCAGAGATCGTCGGTGCGGTGCCACCACCACCGTAAGTCAGCTCAGTCACCGCGTTGGAGGCGCCCAGCTTAAATATTTTGTTGTTGCCGGCAAACAGCACGGTCAATGTGCCGTCTGTCTGCACCAGCTCATGAATGACGCCGACTGCGTTCGCGCCCAGGTTGCCCGAGCTGCTATTTACCTTCGTCCACCCTTTACGCGCGCCGACACGACCGTACTGGTCGATGACACAATTCGTGGCCGTCAGCGCGAAGCCCGACGCTAAGTCTAGCGGCGAGTCTTGCGTATTCATGCCATAGAAACCTGGCGCTGAAATGCTGAAGGTGAGAATCGGCTGGCTCATGTCGGCACGAACTCCTGAAACTCAGGGTAACGCGACACTTCCAAGGCGATGTAATCGGCCAGCATCGTGCGGTACAGCGCAAACGCTTCAGATGAACTCAGCCCGCCATCTTCGCCGCGCTCGACCAGCGCGCGAGCATACGCGCTCTGGATCACCAATTCTGGTTTGACCAACAAGACGTCACTATCAATAGCTAAATCGTCTTGCGGAACAAAAACAAAGAACTTTAAGCTATATACGTTGTCAGGCCGTGGGTACAGCGTGACCTTGGCGTCGCCAGATGCGTCGACACCATCAAAAGCGAATTCGGTTGGCGAGCTGCTAGTGGGCGTCGAGAAGTTCTGCTTGCGCTGCATCTGCGAGTTGCTCAGATTGCGCATGACCACGTTGTCGGTCACATTGAGCGCGTCCTCGACACGGAACTTCTGCCCCGCCCCCGTCATGCTGTATTCGTAAGTGCCGGCGACAGTTGTGATCGTGATGGTCTGCGCCAGCACGTTCCAAGAATAGGCGTCCTCTACTTGGCGCTTGGCGTCATTAACAAAACGGCCAACTAGCGAGGAATACGTCGTCTGTGCCGACGTCTGAACGGAAGATTCGCGCAGCCGCGCGAGAACTTCGTTAATGATTTCGAGATAAGTCATTTTTTCTTCGCCTTATTCCTTGCGGAAATAGCTTTAGCTTTTGCCTTTGCATCAGCTTTGGATGAGGCGCCCCAGGCTTGAAGCGACAACAGCAGCCGGGTTGGCTCGCCGTCTTTACGCTCTGGGCCGGGCATGTTGCCCATCCTTGCGAGAAAAGAAGCTCGTCTCGGATTGTCGCCGGATTT